TTCCATATCCTGTGTATGGTCATGTGGGGAATAGTCCCGCACAATCGGTCTAAGTATGTCTTCAACGAATTGCTCACTGAATCGCCGCCTATCCGCTTCGTTCTGTAAGGCGAGTAGATCCTTCCGTAGTTCCGCCGGCATACCAGACCCTAATCCATCGCTCCCGTGGTTCAAGAGTTCAACAGGCACACCCAAACTGGTTGCCAACATTCGCATATCCCGCTCTTGAATCTCGCCAAAGTCCACGGTCGCCGGGTCTTTCAGGTCAATATCCACATCGGGGCCGGTCACTTGTGTCTCACCCGGCCCAATATCGGCGAGTCGATTCCTGATTCTTCGCAGTTCGTTATCATTCAGTTGGGTCGCGCCCTCCCTCCCTGCTTTGGCGTGCACAAACGGATACCCGATTCTCTCGGTTGCCTCTCGCATGGCGTTTTGATTCGCTCGGAAGGTTTCAATTTCTTCTTGGGATCGCAGGGCTTCACTAATCCCGGTCTTATCTCTTCCAGACGATTTGTTGATGATGATAGACCCGATTTCTTCGGGGTCAAACGTCGGCGGATTCGCAAAGTCGCCCTTTAGATGTTGCTCCCATCGGGTTATATCCCCAAATTCGTCCGTTCTGGGTAGCATTGTCCACGGTTCAATACACTCAATATGAGAAAACTCCCCTCTTCGTGTTTCTACCGTCTCAGCTAGTCCATACGGATACCACAAAGCGTCTTCGCCCAAGTCAAGTGCCAAGTCGTCTATTGGCCCGACGTTTTCTTGGAGCCACTGTTCTAAGTCGTCTTCTTCAGCTTGGATTTCCGTGCCCGTGCCGAATTTGATTAAGGCTTTACTATGAAATACCTGCGAGATAATCCCACCACTCTCTCGGATTTGCTTTACGTCCCGAAGGTCTGACTGTGATATATCCTGTCCCGAAAACGTGACACTATAGCCATTCCCACCGCCTTCGACTTGGGTTTGTGGCTTGGCTTCTAAGTTTCGCCGTTTGGTTTCAATATACTCATTCGCGTAACTCCGGAGATTTGAGAAAAAGCCCGTTGAATCATCTGCCATACCGGAGGATAAAACCTCAGAATCAATAGGCGTTTGGGCTATGCTAAATCTCTGGGGAACGTTGACCCAAACCCACACTCGGTGCAAATATACCGTGTGCCACTTGCCGGGTATTTGTCTGACGTGTATGCCTTCGGGTGGTCACACCGTGTTGGTTTATTACGCTGTAATGGCGTACGTCTCTCTGATTTCTCGACAACTTCAAACGGTAAGTCACTCATAGTCTTCAATCACCGCTTGGAGTTCGTTTATCCCTCTGGTGAGACTATCACGGTACAGGGTGGGGTCGGTGTCCGTGCCCTCCCATTCCTCTACCAGTGCTTGCAGTTCCTCTATGGGAACGCTCTCTTCTTGAGTCATTTTCGTAGCCGTCCCTCTAGTTCATCCGCCATTTTGCTCGGTAGCTGTGCTTCCATCTCTTCAAAGTATGGAGCCATCGCTTTCTCTACGTGCTGACTCAAAATCCGTGCGTCTTCTACGTCTATGGTTTGTTCTCGTTGAATTTCGTTTTCACGCTGCCACGACTCCACTAACTTTTCTAACACGGATTTATACGACTCTCGACTGTGTTGTTTCAGTTCGTCTAACTGTGCCTTCTGGGCTTTCGTGATTTCGATGGTCGTTGTCTCTGTCATTATCTGTGAATAGAGCAAAAAGCGTCCGTGGTTGTGTTATACATCAACACCGGAAACGTCGCATTACAGTTTTCGCGTTCGCACACCTTCGTAACGTATTTGCTCATGCTTTATTTTCGAGTTCGTCCGCTTGATTCCGGTAGAACGTTGCGGCGTCTTTCCCGTTGATACTGTGGTCAAGTGCCATACCAGCAACGTCACCAACCTTATCAGTCGCTTCTTGAAAGTCCTTTCCTCCAAGTTCGGATTCGACAATGTAATCGTCGGCGGCGTTGTAACCACGTCGGAACGTCTGGCGGTCCCCCATCGGTTCGCCTTTCTCAACAAGCTCTTCAACACAATCAGCGGCGTGTCGGAGTGCGGCGGCGGCAGTGTAGTTGATCGTTTCGTTGCGGGCTTCTTCCATGAGGGTGCTTCCCTTCATACTAACCACTTACACCCATAGCTACTTATAGTTTACTATAACCAGCTATACCTTAGTCTCTATTCCGGTAGTACCGCTGTCCACACTCTTCATTTGGACACTTCCATATCTGCATCGGAATGGCTTGCTCCCGAACGAACTCCACTTCAGCATCACAGTATGTGTTACATGAATCGCATTTGTGCGGGTCTTCAAGCCACGGACAGAGATTCTTTGTCTCTTGTTTTGTTTTCTCTATGCCGCCCGCTAACGCCTTCTGAATCGGTTTGTCTACCATAGGTCGGACTCTCCATAGGTGCCGCTGAAGATGTTACTTGAAATATTCACCGGGGCATGATTCACTACATTACTCAGTGCATCCGCAAGGTCGTCATGTTCGGCGTTCGGGAAGGCTAATAGTTGATCGGCTAACGGTTGCAGTGGGTTTTGTTCATCTTCATCCGTCTCCCAATCAACAAATTTGACTAATCCCTTATTCAACGGAATAGAAAGGTCTATCAGCTTGTCTTCTTTGTTGGTCTGTGTATTCACTGGGGTTACGCTCAAGCCTTGTTCAACGAGTTCCCCTTTCAACCATTCCTGTGCGGCCACCGTTTCAACCACAAACTTTGGCGGTGTGTCCATCTGTCGGTGTATGTCTACAAGCCACTGCACGCCTTGTGAGAGCGTTATCCCTCTCCGTTGCATTGCATCTGTGATATAGAGTTCATCCCGGTGTGCAACCGCTTCACCGGCCACAACGCCCCAATAGTCACTATCACTGTCTTCGGCTTTCGCGTGGTCAATTGTCGCTGCCGGATCAACACCAATCACAGTATGCGTTTCCCAGTCGTCGCTTATCTCAGTTGGCTCTACCCATGTGATTGTGTCGGGTGTGTAGATCCCACCGCTGGCACCGAACTGTGCCATAATCTCCCGCTGGTAAACGGCTTCTGGTAGATCCGCAAAGATTTCATCAATCCGACTATCGGGGATTCTCGGGTTATCATAGCTTGTCGCGTGCCAACTTGCATAGTTCGGGTGGTCGTCTGATTGGCCCTTCTGAAAGCATTGCTCAAAGTGGTCATTCGGCCACGGTTTGCCGATAAACGACACTCTCCCATTCGTGTCTAACAGCATGGCCGCAAGGTTCGTTTCCCAAACATTCGTATCCATATAGCCCCGTTCGTCTATGACCATGCTATCCACGCCCGCCCCATCAAGGCTCTTTGGCCGGTCGAATGAATAGAACTCCCATGTCACACCGTTTACTAACTCAATTTCAAACGGGGCTGTTTCCTTCGGGTCGCCCTTAATGGCTTCATCTGGCAGGGCTTCTTTGGCTTTCATAAAGCCGTATTTTTGTGTCTGTGTATACGTTGGCCCAACCCACCACAACACTACATCACTTGGATTATCACGCCCCAGTGGATAACTCGCCGGGTCTAATGCAAAATCCGCTTCTGACGTTAACGCCGTGTGGTTCTTCCCAAACCGTCGCCCGGCTACAAGTGTTCTATATCTCGCCGTAGATGTGCAAAAGTCCCGTTGGATACCTTCAACCGACCAATCTATTGTTCTACTCTTCGCTTGGCTCATTACTCACAAACGCGGATTTGATTGTCAGCCCATCCCCGGAGTGTTCGATTTCTTGGCTCTTGGTGTAGCCATAACTCCGTTCTAACACGAACTCCGGGTCTACATCCTCGTGTTGTAAAAGCCGCTGTTCGCCTTCTGCTCTCGCGCGTTTGAACCGCTTGGAAAAGTCGGGGTACTTCTTGAACCAATCATAGAGTGTTGATTCATTGATCCCCGCTGCTCTTGCACACCCGGCCTTTGAGGTTCCGTTTCGAGCGGCTTCTAACAGTTGCTCTTTGCGGTCTTCTGTGAACTTTGACGGACGGCCACCCTTGGCTACCTCGTGGTCTTTGCATGGCCCGATTTCTGACTCGGTGCCCCATCCAGCGGGTCGTTTACATGGTTCCCCGCTACTGGTATCCGTACTGCCGCAAATGTCGTTAGTCATGTCTTCCGTGGAGTTCGTGGTATGCTTCCGTCCAATCTCTAAATCCACGCCGTTCGCTCTCCCTGTTGAGTAATCGAACCATTCGCCCCCGTTGGTGGTCTGATAACTCCCACGGATCGGATACCATACACCATGCAAGTATTGTGCTAAAGTCGTTATCGGACAGTTCGGTTTCTGTCATGCTATCACCCACCCCTCATTAGGCACATCACCCACCTCGTCTGGTAGGTCTGTAACAACTATCCGATTAATCTTCCCTGCGTCTTGTAGCCCATTTAGAATCCGCTCTACGTGTTCGTTTAACAGTTCTATATGCTCTTCTTGGACTTGTTCGGTTGTTGTCGGTTGCAAACTCTGCACCGTTCTATACACCTCATATATTTTCTGCCGCTCTTGTTCTGGATTCATGCTGGCACTTGCTCATACGTTTGGTTTATATCCTGATAGATGTTCCGGCGTTCACCGACTCGCCACACTAGCAGTCGTCCCGATTCACACGTGAAGACCACCCGATAACTGCCACTCCTGAGCCTGTAAATGGTCTTTCGTGTGCCATCCATCAGAATGACTTTGCTATGGTCCGTTGGCTTTGGCTCTTTGGCGACGTCTTTCAGTTGCTCTTTCAGTCGGTCCCTAATCGGTTTGCGTAACTCATACCAGTTCCGTGCCCGACTCTTTTCAATCAAGAGGTCTCGCATCTCACTTCTTATTTGGCCCAATCGGAAGGCTGTCTAATGATTCTGGGGCCACGACTGCTATAATCGCTATGACCAACAATAGCAGGCTTCGATTATCTAGCCCATACTGTGCGGTCAATCCCGCAAAGACGATTAGTGCAATGATCCCCAACGCTCTGATTGCAGTCTGCCACTTCATAAATTATGGTAGGTGTTCACTCGGTATGGTTTTTTGGCCTACTCTGGTTTGTAAAACACGAACCAACGGGTTTCAACACCCGTGCGTTTTGTGTTTGTTGTCCCGTAAAGCGGTTCTGTCGGTGCCAACTCCAATACTTCATTCCAATTTGCCGAGTTATCTGCAAATTTGAACGTAAGCGTACCACCCGGTTTTAATACCCTCCACAACTCTTCAAATCCAGCTCGTAAGTCTTCTTGCCACGTTTCCGCTTCTAATGCACCGTACTTCTTTTGCACAGCTCCAGCGAGACTTTCCATCCCACCCTCTTTTACAACGTGCGGTGGGTCAAACACAATCAAATTAAACTGTGCATCATCATACGGTAAGTCACGGAAGTCTTCTATCTCGTCTGGCTCAACACTATATGACTTATCATAATGGTCATAATCTGCTACGTGAAAGCCCTCTGGCTCTTCTCGCCGGTCAATATATAACGTATGCTCGTTGTCCTTATTCTCCGGGTGCCAAATTGACCGACCACCACACGTTGCATCTAACACTTGCTTGTCTGTCATTCTACCAACTCCCGAACGGTTGGGTCTGCCTTCCCTCGAATGTACGACTCTCCCCACGACGGACGGTAATGCGTTCTCAGTCGTTCTATCGCATCCGATAGGCTTTCCCCCTCCAAGACGGCTATATCCGGTCTATACTCATGATGGCTGAATAATTGCGCTTCATAGCCCTCTTCAACCGACTCCAGCCAATAGTGCAAATGATATTGCTTCCGGTTGTTCTCTGGGTCTACCTTCCGTAAGCTCACATCATGCACCCACCCTGTTTTTGGGTGTATCTTTGCCGCTTCAAGCGTTATCCCCACGAAAGTAGGGCTTGGCTCATATCCATTTGTGGTAAGCGTTCTGTACAAGTCGTGTTCCATCACAAACGGTGGGCGTCGGTCTTCTAGTTTTTTGAAAACGTTACTGGTATCAATCCCCACTGAGCCGACAAACTCCTTTTCATCC